GAGGTGGGTCAATTTTTATGTCGTTTTGAGGGTCAATTCTTATGTCGCTTGACAACGTATGGAATCGAATTATTTAGGCGGTCAGGCAGTTGAGATGCCTGACAGAGATTACCGTCAAAGCTATGAGCTTTGGCAGGCGCAAACGCGGGGAATGCTGAAGCGTCCGGATTACTTTCTTGATCCCCTTTTCAGCATCTTGGAGGGGCGTTTTTCGGGTGTTCCCTGCGCCTTTGATAAGCGCCTTGCCTACCGGCAGGGGGAAGTGACGATTTGGGCTGGCCCGAACGGGCAGGGTAAGAGTTTGCTTACCGGACAAGTTGCGCAGGAACTTCTTTTACATGGCGAACGCTGCCTGATTATGTCCTTTGAAATGCTGCCTTCGCGCACTTTGGAAAGGATGATGCGGCAGGCTTTTGGCTTCAAGATTGTCGGGCCAGAAAGCTTTCGTAAATACAAAACGAATGTCGTTAAGTGGGTGAATTACGTCAGAGATAAAGGTCTTATCTTCGCCAATCACAAAGGCGCGATTTCTCCTGATTTGGTGCTTGGAATGGCTTTGGTTGCCGTCAATGAATACCACGTAAAGCACGTGTTTGTTGACAACCTGATGAAGGTTGTCGCTGGTGAAGACAACCTAAACGGCCAAAAGGATTTTGTGAACAACTTGTGTTCACTGGCGGCTGATACCGGTTGCCATGTGCACCTTATTCACCATACCCGTAAAGGTAACTCTGACAGGGACGCCATTGATAAAAACTCTCTGCGCGGTTCTTCATCTATTGCAGACCAGGTAGACAACATCGTTTTAATTCAGCGCAACCTGGACAAGGAAAAGAAGGCCGGGGATAACAACCTGACCGAAGAAGAAGACTTGACGCAGATGGACGTTCTTTTGAACGTAGTGAAGCAACGCAATGGCGATTGGACCGGAGGCATACCCCTTTGGTTTGATCGTGCCAGTACTGCCTATTGCCAAACATCACAAAGGATTCTGCCCGATCTTTGCCCGCGTGAATTGATTCCCGAAGGAGCGTAAGCAATGAATGACCACGTACTCGCACTGCTCTATTTGGGGCTTGGCAATGTGATGATGGTTCTTTTTTACGTTGAAAAGCTCACGGGGCAGGGGCTATTCGCTCGTATGCTGGCACTCATCTCAGCAGTATTTTTCTTCGTGGCGGCGGCTAGGGTCGTTTTCTAGCGGTGAAAAAAATGGTTTTGGAGAACTTTGACAAAAGGCTACTCATAACAGCCCTTTTGAAGCGTATCGAAAGTTGCCCGATGGATCGGGAAACACTTGAACTGACGTTTGCGAAATATGAGAAAGTCAGCAAGCAACTTAAGGCCGAAGAAGAAGCGAAAAAGCGGCTGGAATCGCGGACATATTGAGGATATACGAAGGAGAAAGAAGAATGAACAACCCGCTTAAGGAACCGCTGGTGTGCATCCGCATCCGGGAAGCCGAAAAGCTTCAAGTGATGCTGCGTAGTTATCTGCAGGAAATTCCGCGCATCGAACTGCCGAAAAAACGCGCAGACGCGATTGCCATGCTGAATTACATCCGCACCCTGACTGATGACGCAAAGAACAAAAAGGACGCAATGGAGGCCGCCAAATGATTGAAGAATGGATTGAATACCGCAAGGACGACCCCGCAACACACCCGGGGTTTGAGGGCGCGTACCTTGTCACAATTCGCAGCAAGACCGGGGCGCGGTATGTTGAAATCAGGCCGTTTAGCTTTTCTTCACTTTTTGCCGGGGACTGGTCGCGCTACAGCGTGCAGGCTTGGCGTCCAGTTCCGGCCGCTTTCGGTGGGACGGCTACTGCGCAACAGATTGCATGGGGGCTTACTTTTGACCCCTTCGAGTGCGCAACCATCATGACAGGGCTGAAAAATCTCCTGGACCTTTACTCAGAACTCATTAAGCGCATACCCTCTCTGGCCGAGGTTTCAGCCTGCCAAAAAAGCCTAAACGACGTGACAGAGATCAACGACAAGATCGGCGATTACTTTGAGGCGCTACAGAACGCTTGCATTCGTGAGGGGAGGGCATCGCCGTTCAGCCTCAGAGAGGACGAACAGCAATGATTGACTATTTCTTTTTCTTTGTCGGCAATGCCTGCGTTATGGCGCTTTTGCTCGGTGTTTTTCGCGGCTACTTTAACCGCGTCTGGGCTTGTGTTTTTTGGGTCGGCCTTGCCGCCAGCGTTGCCGGGATCGTCTCTTCAGTCGGAAAGATGGCGGGGGTTTTCTCCTGAATCCGGCCTTATCTATCTTGTGAGTACCTAATGACAACCTACACAATCAACCTACAAGTCGAAGGGGAGCGCGCGGTCGGCATTGTCGCCGCCCTTCACGCGGACGGCTATCACGCTGAGGCAACAGAAATCAACCGTCAGGTTCACGCCCAGCGCGAGGCCGCTATCCGCAATCTTTGGGTGCACGGCGTGCCGCAAGAACGTAAGGCCGCCGAGGCCTCGAAAATTGACGAATTCATGCGCGTGATTTTCGGGAGGTAACAGATATGAGCCGCCCCAGCTACTTTGAGCCGTATCAAGTCCCGCCCGGATACTTTGACGAAGAAATCCTACTGCTTGAGGGCGTCAGGAAACATGCCGACGCCCACGGCAATACGGACGTTTTGCTGGTTGTCTCGGTTGCCCTCGATTTCGTCCTGGAGATTACTTCCCGCAAGGGCACGCGCGCGATCTTTATCAGCTTGATTGATCTGTGCACGCTGGCACGGACTTCATGGCCGAAGAATCAATTTATTACCGATACGTTTGAAAAGCTGGCTGAAAGAGTCCGAGCTGGGCTTCAGGCGAATGAACGTGCAGGGGGCCGCAAGTGATCGTCCTTACTTTTACGATCAAAGGCCCCGGTGTACCGAAGGGCCGCCCTCGCTTTACGCGTCAGGGCCGGGCTTATACGCCCAAAGCGACGGAGGACTTCGAGAAGTGGGTTCGGGCAAACGCCAAGCAAACGATGATGAGAAACGGCGTCCGGATGATCGAGTCCGGCGCCGTCAGCATCAAGATCATGTTTCGCTTTGCGCCTCCGGCCTCATGGAGCAACAAACGGCGCCAGGCGGTCATCGCGGCTCGGGCGCCGAAGATCACCAAGCCGGACCTCGACAACCTCGTCAAGGCCGTCACCGACGCTATGAATGCCGTTGTGTACGATGATGACAATCGCATCTACAGCATCGAAGCCTGCAAAATTTATGGGCCCGTCGATGACATCGGCATAGAGATTCACTCAGTAACCGAAGAAGGTGTAGACGATGCAGATTAAGATCAAAGGCAGTTACTTTGAAAGCAACTGGAAGCATATTGAGCAGGATAATCCGCGCACCTATCCGCGTCCTTATGAAAAAATCCTAGTGTGGCTCAATGCTTCAGCTTTTCAGTCTCAGACCGTCAAGCGCTTTTTCGGACATCCTGACTTCTACGCTTTCGGATATCGGATTTCGCCTACCTGTGTCCGGATGCTTCCTGTAAGCGGACGTTCAACGCCGCCTACAGTCAGTATTATTGATATTCGTGCGTTTAAATCAACAGGGCAGGAAGTCGAAGAGTCATGAGCGAAGACCAGATTTTTCGGGCAAGAATTGTCAACTGGGCGCGATATATCCGGCCCAGTCGGGCACATTCTCCGACCACCATGCTTTTCCGTTATGCCTCAAGCTGGCAGGAGGAACGCTATCGGGAGATGCCGGGCGAAAAGATTGATGTGGATGATGCTCAATTGCTTGAAAAGTCTTTCACCTGGCTTGATGCCTCAGACCGAAAACTGTTGAAGGATTGGTATGTCAATTTGTACTCAATCGGCAAGATGTCCCGCGTGAACCACATTTTCTTTCGTAATGTGGTTTTACGGGTTCAAGCCGCAGAAAGGCGTTTTCGGGATGCAGTCGAGTCCGTATCCGCACGATTTGACAATTGTCAAAAAACGGGGTTTAATTCGCCTCAAGAAAATTTGAATCGCGGAAGCGTTTAAAAGTCACGGAAAGACCCGTGGCCTTTTTGCACCCTGAAGAAATAACCCGTATCGATTGATGCGGGTGTTTTTTTGCCGCAAAACGAAACCCCGAAGGTCCGGAAAACCATCGGGGTTTCTTGTTATGGAATGTAGGAGATTCCACACATGAAGATAATTCTAGCCGTTATCAGCGGTTGGAGGCTATAAAACATAGAGAGGGACGATATGGCTAAGAAACCTGCGCCCCAAAAGAAAAAACGGGGGCGGCCTTCAAAATTCACCCGGGAACTTGCTGACCGTATCTGCGCAATGATTCGCGAAGGGATTTCAGAGCGTGAGATTTGTGATATGCCGGACATGCCGTGCATTCAGACGTTGTGGAATTGGAAAGACGCGCATCCTGAATTTCTAGAGCAGACCGTGCGCGCGCGTGCACAAAGCGCAGAGCTATTCAACCGGCGGGCCACGCGGGTTGCAGAGGAAACATCCGATTTCGCAGACAAGGTTGCAGATGGCCAAATAGAGATTGGCGGGGAACCGCTGCGGCATCTCCCCAGTGGCTATGTGGAAGCGAAAAAGCTTTTGATTCAGCAACTGAATCGTGAAGCTGGACTTCGTGACGATAAGAATTTTGGAGATCGTAAGCGCGTGGCCGTAACCGGCGCAGACGGCGGTGCGGTGAAGGTTGAAGAAAAAACCGACCTTTCGGGCTTGCCGTTGGCGAAGCTGAAGGCAGTGAGAGAGCTACTTTATGGCGAAGCCGCAGAGGATTCCGAGTCTAATTGAACTGGACCAAGAGATTGCAAAGCGCAGTTTGGCCGAATTCTGCAAAATGGCGTGGGCGGTACTCGAACCGGCTACACCGATTAAGTGGGGCTGGGCGCTTGATGCTATGTGTGAGCATCTTGAGGCCGTGCATTCTGGCCAAATCAAGCGCCTGTTGATGAATGTTCCCCCCGGCATGATGAAAAGCCTGCTTACTGGCGTTTTCTTTCCAGCATGGGAATGGGGGCCGTGCGGCGCCGCTCAGTTGCGTTACCTGACTACGGCTCACAAAGAACCACTGGCCGTGCGCGATAACATGAAATGTCGCCGTCTGATTCAGTCGGATTGGTATCAGGAACGCTGGCCGGTGAAGTTGACCGGTGACCAGAACGCAAAGACAAAGTTTGAAAACGTTGAAACCGGTTTTCGTGAGTCTATGAGCTTTCGAAGCCTTACCGGTTCGCGTGGTGACAGGGTAATTATTGACGATCCTTTATCCGTTGACGATGCGTTTTCTCAGCCTGCGTTGGATGCCGCAGAGCAAACCTTTCTTGAAGCCGTACCAAGCCGCGTAAACAATGAGAAAAGCGCAATCATCGTAATCATGCAACGTTTGCATGAGCGCGATACCTCGGGAATCATCCTTGAGCGCGATTTGGGCTATACGCACTTGATGTTGCCCATGCGCTTTGAGGAAGCTCGGCGTTGCGTTACCTCTATTGGCTTCAAAGACCCTCGGACTACCGACGGTGAACTGCTTTTCCCTGAGCGCTTCAGCGAAAGCCAGGTTAAAGAGCTGGAAGCCACAATGGGGAGCTACGCCGTTGCAGGGCAGTTACAGCAACGGCCAGTGCCGGCAGGCGGTGGGCTTTTCAAGGCCGAATGGCTCAAGTTTTGGAGTGCTGAAACTCTCCCTGACAAATTTGACAGTTACGTTTCTTCATGGGACTTGACCTTTAAAGAAACGGCCACATCTGATTTTGTGGTTGGGCAGATTTGGGGAAAGAAAAAGGGCTGCTTCTATCTGCTGGATCAAGTGCGCGGACGAATGGATTTTGTCAAGACGCGCCGGGCCTTCATTGATTTGGCCGAAAAGTGGCCGAATGTCATTCGTAAGCTTGTCGAAGATAAGGCAAACGGCCCTGCGATTATCAGCGCCCTGAAAGAAACGGTGAGCGGCATTACGCCGGTGACGCCGAAGGAATCGAAGGAAGCGCGTGCGTCAAGTATTACGCCGTTGTTTGAGGCTGGCAATGTGTTCTTGCCGCCGCCTGACTTATATCCCTGGGTAAAGAAAGAACTGGTGCCGGAAATGTTGAGTTTCCCTGCTGGCGCTCACGATGATCAAGTAGACGCCTGTACGCAGGCCATTTCTGACCTGCACGGGAAACCCGGCTGGCGTTTTCATCCTACTAACCTCGCGGCGCTCAGACGCTTTTAAAAAGGCTACGCCCCAGGCGCGGCCCATGATGCACATTGATTCGGCCATGACGCAGGCTCTTTCCGACCTCAACGCAAATCCGGGTTGGAAGATTTACTCCTCAAATCGCGCGCTGCTGCGCACAGGATTCAAATTCTGAACATGAGCAAGAAAAAGGAAAAAACTTCCCTCAAGCGCAAAATCGCAGCCAGTGCAATGTCATCCAATGCTGTGGCTCTTCGCGCCGAGCAAATCAAGGAAACCAAGAAAAAGTTCCTTGAAAACTGCCGGCTCCCGGAAACTCTCGGCTTTGGTGTCGGCGAAGAAGCAAAGGAAGCGCGTACGGCAATGGACGCGGCTTTCCGCGACAACGTGGGCATGGACGCAATTTTTGAGACGCTTGCCGGCCACGCCGTTGACATGGGGCAGTTCCCGTACACGTCTTTCGTCGGGTACGGCGCACTGCAGCAGATTGCCCAGAACGGCATGATCCGAAATTGCATCAAGACGGTTGCCGACGACATCACGCGCTCTTGGATCACGATCAAGGGAGGCGAAGAGACGCCACCGGAAAAGATTGCCGAGCTTCAAAACGCGCAGGAAGACGACTACCACCTGCGTTCCCTTTTCAATCGAGCTGTGGCGAAGGTTGGCTTCATGGGCGGCGCCTTCATCTTTGTCCAGACAACGCCAAGCCCCGAGAGCGGCGGAGACATTGACTTGTCTTTGCCGCTGATTGTTTCGGATTACTCGGCTGAGATCATGCAAGGGTCAACCATCAAGTTTATTGTGATTGATCCGATCAATGTATCGCCTGCTTGCTACAACAGCTTTGATCCGCTGCGCGCGGACTACATGACGCCGCGCGAGTGGCTGGTGTTGGGACGGAGAGTGAACGCCACGCGAATGCTCACGCTCTACGCCAATGAGCCGCCAGTTCTGCTTAAGCCGATGTACAACTTCCTCGGCATCTCGCAGGCACAAATCCTGTGGGATTACGTTTTGCATTGGAATGAGTGTCGTGTCGCGTCTCAGGAGCTCATCAAGAAGCTGAGCCTGCTGATCTACTACACGAACATGCAGGATCGTATGAGCACGCCTAACGGCGTGGCTGAGATGGACGACGTGATGACCGTCCTTCAACACTACCGAAACAACAACTCGGTCTTTGTCGCAAACGCCGACACTGACAAGGTGGAAAACGTTTCGATGACGATTGCCGGTGCGTCGGACATCGTGCGGCAGGCGCAGGAGATGATTGCCGCAATCAACCGGACGCCGGCAGTGAAGCTATTTGGCATCAGTCCCAGCGGCTTCAATGCTACCGGTGAGAGCGACCTACGCAATTACAACGACCACATCCGTAGTCAGCAAGAGTTGTACCGTCCGGCACTGCAGAAGTGCCTCGATGCGATTCAGCTGGTTTTGTGGGGGAAGATCGATCCTCACATCACGTTCGAGTGGAACGAGCTCGATATGAACAACGAGACGTCGCTTGCGGCCAACTTCAGCGCCCGCATGATGGCACTTGCCACCCTCAAGGATCGGAACGCCATCAGCGCAGAAGAGATGCGCAAGGCGGCCAGGCTTGAGAAAAGCGGCCGTCTTGAGTGGCTTGGCGACGAAGCGCCGGAAGAAGATGAAGGCGATCTGATGACGGATTCGGGGATCCCGGATTTCCTTTCTCAGCTGAGCAGCGGATCGGAGCACGCCGATGGCGAAGAAGATCAAAACCGCCCGAGCGATTGAAGCAAATGCGGGTATTCAGCAGAAGTTCAAAAAGAAGCTGCTGATCTTTTCCCGCGCCTTCTCGACCGAGATTGTTAAAGCGATTCTGCTTGACTTGGCCGACAACGGCCTGCTTGCTCAAGATCGGAGTCTGACAAACCCGAAGAACCCGCAGGACAAAAGGACGCTGCAGGAAATCTCCAAAATGGTTTTGGCCAAGTGGAGTCGCAATCCTGAATTTTTCAAGGATCACGTCGATCAGTTCATTGCTCAACACCTGGGCAGTTGGATTGCCAAGGCAACGCCGCAGGCGCGAAAGATTGCCGAATGGGTGGCCCGCTCGACTGCGGCGGATGTGACTGCCAGCCAGCGTCAGGCTTACGTCGCTGCGGGCCTCCCACTCGACTTTATGGCCGAAAAATGGACCATCCCGGTCGTTCGTCAGCACATCAGCCAGAAGGCAGCTGATGAGCTCCCCTCGATCATCGAGTGGAGCACGAATCTCATCACGAAGATGGTCGTCAATGACGTGCAGCGATTGCAAGACGTGATCGTCTCTACGCTGGCTGACGGGAAAAACATCACGAGCATGAGGAAACTGCTCGGCGTGACTTCGGGCTTTGATGCTGACCGCGCCAAGCGCGTGGCCATTGACCAGACGAACAAAATCGCAAACGGCATTTTGAGAGCGAACGATTCTTCTCTGGGGATCACTGAAGGCATCTGGGTGCACGTTCCCGGCCAGTTTTCCTCACGTGAAACGCACAAGGCCATGAATGGGAAGCGGTTCGACTTGGCAAAAGGCATGTTCGATCCGGCTGTCAATCGTTTTGTCCAGTGCGGACAGGAACCGTTCTGCCGTTGCATGTACCGGCCTGCTTTGAATTTTTCTCAACTACTGAAAACGAAATGAAAACTTCACTTGCCTACGACAAGGCCGTGAGTTTTCGTTGGCACGATCAGGACGGTCGGCTTCACGTTGATCGATCCAACCTGACTCGGGTGCAGGTGGCGCCTTATCGTGGCGCAGAAATTCCTGGATGTGAGGAGCTGCACCTTTCGCCGACGAAAATTTATTACGGCTTTCGTCCCCCAGAGGAGCTGGGAGACGAAGAAACAGTGAAAAGCGTGATCGGCATCCCGATCCAGCTCAATCACCACCTTGACTATCCAGATGCACCGGCGATGGACACCCGCGTCGGCAGCACTGGGGATCAAGCGCGATTTGACGGGACGTTTTTGTCGAATTCGCTTCACTTTCAAAATGAGAGCGCTTGCCGCCGCATCCGCGACGGGAGCATGAAAGAGCTTTCGCTGGCTTACAGCTACGACCCCGATTTCAATTCGCCGGGCGTCTACAACGGCCAGCACTACGATTTCACGATGCGGAATATCCGGGGGCAGCACCTCGCGCTCGTGGAAGAAGGGCGCGCAGGGCCTTCCTGCGTCGTCGAGGATCATGCCTTGGAGGAGATAAATTCAATGGACAAGGATGACAAGGTGCCCCCGATCGGGGCAAACGATGGCGATGAAGAGCCGGTCGAAAAGGCCGAGGTCAAGATCGCCGATGCGATGGGGATGCTTGCGGAACTTCTGCGCGGGCTCCACAAAACCAATGCACAGGGGGAAACTGTGGCAATCACGGAAGACATGGACAAGGACGCGAAGATTCGAGAAATCGCCGCGATGTTTGCAAAGCTCGGCGCCGACGAGGAGGACGTGAAGAAGCTCACGGACTCGCTCTCTGATCTCGCCTACTCGCCTGATGAAAATCAGACGGCCGAAGACGAGGACGAGGTTGTCGAGAAGGAAACGGTCGAGGAAGAGACGCCGGACGGCACAGAGACCGACGAGTTCGAAGACATTGCCAGAGACGCCATTAAGGCCTGCGGCTACGACAACGAATCGGAAGAATTTCAGCGTGCTTTTGCTGAAGGCGTTAAGTACGGCGAACGCAAGGAAAAGCAGGAGCCACAGAAGCTCGATCGAGAGCATGAACGCGAAGGCGAAGAGCGCTATCTGCATGGTGCTCAGGACGCCAAGATGCTGAGCCGCCGCATTGCGGCTCTGGAGAATGCCTCCCTCATCCGTACTGCGCTGGACGAGTGCTCGACGGTCATTGGCAAGGCTCGCGCAACGGCCTTTGACAGTGCCGACGCCGTGTACATTGCCGCGCTCAAGCAGCTCGGCGTTTCTACTGCTGGCATGAGCCGCAAGAACGCCCGTGAAAAATTTCTCGGCGTTGTGCAGGGTATGTCTCTGGCGGCCAAGCGTCGCGAGGTAGCAGCGGACTCCGCGAAAAGCCTCAAGGTGCCGGACATTGCCAAGGGCATCCGAGTCAATGTTTCTTAAGGTGAAAACATCATGCAGAAGACTGTGAATCTTTATCCCGCCGTTGGCGTTCCGGGTCAGGAAGTCAACGTGCACACGGCGATCTACACGCCGTTCAATTACATTAGCGACGGCACCGCGGCCGCCGGCTCTTTTGTTTTCGTGAAGGCGAACACTGACGACACCGGCGTCGTCTATCCGCTGGCATCGGCCACCGGAACGGGCACTGTCATTGGTCTCGTGGAGAATACCTTCACGGGCACGCTGGCCTACAACCAGGACGGCACCCTCATCTACCCTCAGGGCGCAAACCTGACGATTGCCGTTCGCGGCGACTACTACGTCGCGGCTTCCGGTGCGGCCACCGTTGGTCAGGCCGTGCTTTGCAACCCTGCCAGCGGCGCCATCACCTACGGCACCCCCGGCACCGCCAACGATACCGGTTGGGTCGTCATGACGCCGGCAACTAATGCGGGCGACATCATCATCATCTCGAATCGTGGCGTGGGCATCACTCCCGCCGCCGGCTAAGAGGTCTGAAAATGGATCAGAATATTTATTGGTTGAAGAAGTTCGGCGTGAGCTCCCCTTACGCCGTGGCAATGATGCCCTATGAGCGCGACGAGCAGGGCAACATCATCGTCAATTACAACGTGTCCGATCGCAAGATCGCGCAGGACGCAGCGATGAGCACGATTCCCAACGTCGGAATCCCGTCCGCCTACCTGACCTATCTCGATCCGCAGATCACGACGATTCTCTTTGCCGTGATGAACGCGACTCAGCTTTTCCCTGAGACGCGTAAGGGCACGTGGGTCAACACATTCATGAACTTCCCGGTTGAGGAAATCACGGGCGACGTCACGCCCTATTCGGATTTCACCAACTCCGTGTCGTCTAGTGTCAACTACAACTTCCCGGTTCGCGAGAACTTCGTTTTCGAGACCAGCCTGAAATACGGCCTGCGCGAGCAGGAAACCGCCGGTCAGACCAAGCTCGACTACGCAGGTGCCAAGCAGCGTGCGGCGGCCAGCATTCTTGCCCGTGCGCACAACCGCTTCTACCTTTACGGCGTGGCCAACAAGATGGTTTATGGCGCACTCAACGACCCGAATTTGAACGAGTCTGAGACGCCGGCTTCTGTCAATTCGCAGACGACGTGGGAAGGAAAGGTTGCGGATCAGGGGAACGCGGCGACGATTTCCAATGTGATTTTCAACGACATTGCCAAGTTGGTGACGTCTCTTATGGGGAACAACGCCGGCAACGTGGATCAGAACACGGACATGGTTCTTGCGGTTGCTTCGGATCGTTACAACTACCTTTCGATCCCGAACTCGTTTGGCCTGACCGCCTTCAATTTGCTCAAGAGCAACTACCCCAACATGAAGGTGATCCAGCTCCCCGAGCTCAGCACTGATTCCGGGTCGATGCTTTATCTGACCGTCCCGAAACTGCTTGATGAGCCGACCGCTGAAAACGTCTACGCTGAAAAGATGCGCTTCGGCAACGTTGAGAACTACTCGTCGTCCTGGGTGCAGAAGGCTTGGGGCGCCACGTTCGGCTGCGTCATTCGTCGTCCGAATCTTGTGGCAACGATGACGGGTATCTAAACCGTTCAACTTAGAGCAGGAAATGTGAGGAGCCGCGATTGCGGCTTTTTTCTTGCCCGGCGGGGCGAGCTTCGGCTCGTCCCGTTTTCTTTTTGAGGATCAAAAATGGCTGGTAAAAAGAAGATCAACGCCGATCAGGTTGAAACGGCGGACATCGTTGGTAGCACGCTCGAAAAAGAGCCCGATGAGGTTTCGGAAAAGGAAGAAACCATTGCGATTGCCTGCAACCTTCCCTTCGGTCTCAAGTTTACCGATGTGCCCTGTGGAAATGGTGCAACCAAGACCGTCATTTTCCCCGGCATCAACTCTGCGCTTAAGGGGAAAAAGAGCGGCATCCTTGCCCTCCCAGGAAACGCTATTTGCGTCACGTTGCTGAAGAAGGATTGGGACGCAATTGTCAAGATGCACGGTAAGGAAATTGCCTTTATTGGTCGAAATGGCCGTATGCCTTGCATCTACCCGGTTGGGGACAAGAAAGGATTCAAGGCGGCGGCCTCGGAAATCGCCGAGATGAAAAACGGCCTTGAACCCATCGACCCGAAGGCCGAGGGTGTGAAGGAAAAGAAAGAGGAATAAGCAATGACGCCCTACGTGATGAATTTTGAAAACTTCCGTGCGATTTACCCAGCATTGACGGATGAGGTCGTCTCTGATGACCAGTTGAAATTTCTGTGGGGCGTTATTGAATCTATGTTGGGCGACGGACAAGGGAATTTCATTTACCCAGAGCCGCAAAATAGCCCCATCCTCAATGCAGCTCTGTGCCACCTCGTGACACTTGAGACGAATGGACTTTCCCAGCCCGGGCGCTTGTCTTCTGCGTCTCAAGGCAGCGTCTCCACTTCCTTTGACAACCTCAACATCAAGTCGGAGTCTGGGCAGTGGTGGAATCAGACGAAGTGCGGCGCGCTCTTTTGGGTGCTGACGCAGCGGTATCGCGTGGCCTGCCGACTCTACGGCGGCCGAGACTTTCACCCATGGGGGTGACGAATGAAGCCGACTGTCAAAATTTCTGTCAAGAACGCCGAAACCATTAAAAAATTGGCCACATTGGCGAAGCCCGCAGAAAAGGGAACGGCTTTCAAGGTGGGAATCATTGATGATCCTGAAGTTGCGACCTATGCGGCTTACAACGAGTTTGGATGGGTGCAGCGAGTGACGCCAAAACAGTCTGTCTACTTGAGCGGAAGGCTAAATTACAGCGTCAAAAAAAATGGATTTGCCAATGCGCCGATCAAGCCGGGAATGACGCTGAGCAGTCCGCCTCGTCCTTTTCTGCGCGGGACGGCAGACGCCAAGAAAGAAGAGTGGCGCGACTTGATCGCACAAGGGATCAAGACAATCGGTGTTCAACAACTGCCAAAGATCATTGAGTTGGTTGCGAGACAGGCTCAGGTCGATGTTCAAGAAACCATCAAGAACAACGGAACGGACAAGCAGAAGTTTCCGGACCGGAGTCCGCTGACAAAAGAGCTTTACGCGGGGAAGTTTTCAACAACCTCATCCGGCAGAAAGCGCAAGATCGAAAGCGATTCCGGTGCAGGACGAGACAAGGCGCTCTTTCTTTCCGGTACGCTATTGCAATCTATCGGGTACGAAATCAAATGACAGACGCAAAACGTTTGGGCGCGGCTTTCCGTGCTGGTCTCTTTTTCTCCAGAGGGCGAAATGTTGCCCAAGATGCCGCCAAGTGGATAACCGTTCATCCTAATGGCAAAGGATTAACCAAAACTGGAGAAAAAGCGAAAGGTCAGCCTGTGCTGATTGATGGAGAAACCGGTGAGGTGTTGGGTGGTATGGGCGGAAAGTTCACCGGACGCCACATTTCAGCCGTACCAAAACGCGGGAAGGAAGAACAACATGGCGCGCAGTTGGCCATTTGGTTCTATAAAAACCGAGAAAAAATTGAAGCGGCAAGAAAGGCAAAAGAGCAACAAAAGAAGACCCCAACTCAAATAGTGCCGTACTTTACAGACGGAGCAAAGCAACTGGTAGCCTATTACAAGGCCAGACTTTCCGCTTTTGATTTTGAAAAGGAAAAGCAAAAAAATATCAATCATGGATCTTCTCCAGAGACAGCAGAATCCCTAGCAAGAAGATCAAAAATGTGGCTGGAAAACGACCTTAACCATGCCGAGAAAAAGCTTGCAAATGCTGGGACATACGATGCAGAGCTCGCTCAGGTCATTGGCGAGCTCAAAAATGCTGAATTTGACAAGAACGGAAGTGCAGTCAAAAAACATGAGCGTTTCCTTTCTTCAGTGAAAAAGCTCGAAAAGTTCGACTTGAAAAAAGAGGCGGATAAGATACAGAAAAAGGAAGGACTAAGCCGAAAAGACGCAGAAGAAACAGCGCAGTTCAATCGATTTGATCTAGCCGATCGCATCTTAAAAACCGGCCGATTGCTGAAAGAAACTCTTATGATTGAAAAGGGCCAGGCGGATTTACGGAGAAAACAGACGGAGCGTGAAAATAAACTGATAGCTGAAAAAAACGGCACGCGCTCCTACTCTTCTGGAGAGCTTGGCCAAAAAATAAAAGCCATTTTCGAAAGCAACAAGGGGAACATCACGGAAAGCACTGCCCAGAAAGCAGGCGAGATTGCTTTCGATGGCCTTACGAAACTTTCAGTTATGAGTAGTCTTGCCGCGATTCAAACCGAGCTGAACACTGCGGTTAGCGCTCGCAACGAAGCACAAACGAACCTCTACTATCAGCCGTATGAGGCCAGAGAGGAAGCAAGAAACAAGATTTCTTCCCTAAAGGAAAAGGAAAGGGAGATCAGGCAACGCATCGACAAGGTGCAGGCAGAATCTGTAAAAGCTGTCAGCGACTATGTTGCCAGCATTCGACCAAGAAACGACCTGTCGGACGAAAGAATGCTTGAGGGTTTTTCCAACCCAAGCCGAAACTCTGTTAACCCGACGCTCATTGAAGCTCAAAGGTGCTTTCCCAAAGAATGGGCTGAGGCTTTTCTTTCCCGAGGAAAGATCGTATCCAAAAAGGTTTCTCGTGGCTATTTCCTCAACGGAAATGGCGAGCTCGATACGGTTGCCATTTCAGGCGAGGGAACCGAGGCGTTAAGATGTGCAATTCACGAGCTTGGTCATAGACTTGAGGTAACCAATCCGCTTGTTCGCAGGCTGGAGCAGCAGTTTTACGAGCGCCGCACGGCGAATGAAAAACTTGAAACCTTGCGCAGGATCACGGGAAATAGTGCGTATTCGACAAAGGAAAAAGCCCGTAAGGATAAGTTTCTCGACCCGTACATGGGAAAAGACTACGGCGGCAGTGCCTATGAGCTTGTTTCTGTGGGGCTGGAAATGCTTTACACGAAACCGCATGAACTGATTAAAGACCCTGACTACGCAAAGTTCATTTTAGGAATCGTGGCATTGACATGACGACAGAAATCAAAGCAAATGGTCGGTTTCACGGCGAGATGTTTTCTGCCAAATGGCAGGACGACATTGGCTTTCTTTCAACCGGCAACGAAGAGCTTGACAGGGAAATTCTTCAACTTGCCGTAAGCGGTGTTTCTGTGGGCGGAACGTATTACCCGAAAGTCGATAGTCCCGAATGGGCGTTGGCAATCCTTTGTTCTGTTTTTGACGAAGCGCCCGAGATCGAATCCAACGTTGATTTTCAGGAAATGCCATACGAGGCGGGCGAGGACGCCGTTTATTGAGCGGATAAGAAAGGGAATAAGGTCATGAGCTTAAACCTACACGCCATTGTCCGAGGTGCAATCACCTTCAACAATGCTGATCAGACCTTCACCCTTTTCCGGTCGCTCGGGACCTTTTCGCGTGATCCGGCCACGATGGAAACCGTGCCGGACGTATCTTCCGGCGTGACGGTGCAGGGGCAGATACAGTCGATCGGCTCCGACTCGATCGTCCAGACAGAGCGGGTGACATTCGAGTCAACAGTTCGCCGACTTTACCTCTACGCGCCGACTTCGCCAAAGTCTCGACCCTGGACGATGTGGCGGCCGCTGGCCCGCTCGGGGGACTATGTGCAGGACGCAAAAGGCTACTTTTGGTATGTTGATGCGGTTCTCGAAGATTTTTCCAGCTCCGGCTGGGTGTCGCTTCAGGTGATTCTTCAGACTGTGACGCCGAACTTGAATTTTGGAGACGGGACCAATGGCTGCGGTTGTTGACCTGACTCAAGTGCAGATTTTTTCTGCTGTTGAGCAGTTTTTGCTGAACTTTTCCACGCCTCCTCTGACGAGTGACGGTCTGCACGTTATTCCGGGCAATGTGAACGATCAATCTCTCCCCGCCGATGGCGGGGATTTTTGCATCTACACCCCGCTTTTCATGAGTCGGCGGGGCACCAATTCCGAGGATTGGAACACGGCACCGGCAGAGGCCGTGAACTATGCCGAATACGTTGAGACGGTCTGGCAGATCGACTGCTTTTCCCGATCAATGGTTTCTGCCCAGCAACTGGCAACGACCTTCGAGCTGATAGCTCGAAGCGAAGCGGGCGTGAATTTTTTCAAGCCGCTTTCTGTTGATTGCCTGTTTGCTGAGAACTTGAGAAATCTGAGCTTCGTGCTCGACTCGAAAAAATATGTTTCTCGGTGGAGTTTGGAGCTTCACCTAGGCTTCTGGAAACAGATCCAAGTTTCCTTCGACTTTTTCACGTCGGTGAATGTGAACGTCGTCAACGTTGACGTGAGTTTCCCGCCGACTTGAGGCGGTTCTTTGAGGATAGAAAATGAGCATCAATGCTTCTTACCTTGTGAGTTTGACCCCGCGAGTTTTAAGCGGCGGAAGCGCCGACCTTGAGACAAACGGCATGGTGCTGACAAGCACCTACCTTTTGCCGACGAGCGCTCCGGCCATGTCCTTCCCGTCGGCAAAGGCGGTGGCGGACGTTTTTGGCGCAGCTTCGCCCGAGGCGGAGTTTGCGCAGCAGTACTTCACCGGCCTGACGAATCAGGCTCAGGCGCCCAAGGCGTTGATTGTCGGTCTGAACATGCAGACTGAAATGGCGGCTTGGATTCAGTCCGCGCCGATCACTGCAACGCTTTCCGATCTTAAGGCCGTCAGCGACGGTGCTCTGACGATCAACATTGACGGTTCTTCCGTCACTGCGACCGGCATTGACCTTTCCGAGGCCCAGTCACTCAGCGAAGTGGCAACAACGGTTGCGGCCAAACTGACGGGCACGACCGGCGCTTACAACAGCGACCTGAACGCCTTTATCTTCACGACTTCCACGACCGGTGCAACGGCATCCGTTGGTTACGCAACCGCCGGCACCGGCGGCACCGACCTCTCGTCGATGCTTGGGCTGACGCAGACAGCCGGCGCCGTCTTGTCTCCCGGCGTGGCAGCCATGACGCCCGCACAGAACCTCGATGCGATTGTGGCGGTCACGGCGAACTGGTCGCAGTTCACGACGCTGGCCGAGGTGACCGAGCAGGAAACGGCTGAGGCCTATGCCGCCTGGGCTGACGAGTCCGACGACTACGTTTACATTTTCTGGTCAACCGACTCGAAGATGACGAGACAGACCACGCAGTCTTCGACGATTGCGGCCGTCTTGCAGAACACCTACAACTGCACTGTCATGTTGTACACCGAGTCGAACGACGCGGCAGCCGCCGCCCTTGCCTACCCCGCAACCATCAAGTGGGATCAGGAACAAGGCATGAAGGTGCTTTTCGGCAAGTCGGCAACCGGTATTGCGGCCTCCGTGACGGATGAGACCGTGGCGGCAACGCTTGATGCGCTCCGCGTGAGCTACGTCGGCCAGTTTGCAACGCGCAATGCCGAGTTCAGCTTCTTCAATCGCGGCGAAACCGCGAGCTTAATGTACGGGTTCTATGACACCCTGATCGGCATGATCTGGCTGCGGGCGAAGATTCAGCGCGCCTGCATGGATGGTTTCAGCACTGTCAGCCGCGTTCCCTATAACGCCAAGGGCTACACGCTCATCAAAGCGTGGATTTCTGACCCGATTCGTGCGGCCAAGACTGTCGGCGTCATCGACACGGGCCTTGCTCTGTCCGATTCGCAGAAGGCGCAGATCACACAGGAGGTCGGGCAGGACATCAGCAATGAGCTCTTCACGAATGGCTACTACCTGCAGGTTGATGATCCTGATGCCAATGTGCGCGCACAGCGCGGGTCGCCTGTCATGAGCCTCTACATCACTTATGCCGGGTCTGTGCAAAAAATCGAAATGCCGGTAACGGCCACCATCTAAAGAAGATCGGTAACCAAGAGGGGCTTCGGCCCCGTTTTTTGTGGGAAAAAAATGAATCGTGACATCACTTCCGCTGACGTAGCGGCAACCATGACGATTGAAACCCTCTATCCGAGCGGTTTTCAGCTTGAGCTTTTCAACGCGGATCAGGGCCTGATCGCTGATGCGGTTCAGGAGGTTGAGGCCCGCATGTCTCTTGACGGTTACCTGTCTGCCGGCTACACGCCGGCGCCAAAGACCGTCAACATCAGTTTCGAGCCGAACTCGCCGTGCATTGCTTACCTGACGACTTTGCAGAACGCGCAGCGCTCCAATCGGCGCCCCTACGAAATCGGTTTGACGGTGTACATCCGCGCCACCGGTGTGACCAAGTATTTCAATCACGGCTACCTGCAGAGCGGCACCCCGATGAGCGGCGTCGGCAAGACTTTGCAGCCGATGAGCTATTCCTTTGTCTTCGAGAGCATTGAGTAAAAGCGATGAGAGAAGTCAAGACCATTTCCATCGATGATAACGGCAAGTCACTCAAAATCCGCGTGACCCCGTTTGACTCCTATAGAGGCTCCTTTTTCATGATTAAGGTCGGCTGCCTTCTTGGTATTCCGGCTCTGTCATCTGCGCTGGGGTCGATGACCCCGGAAAACATTGTCGGAAAAATCGCATCACTGACCATCAAGCCGACTGATGCAAAGTCTCTGCTCGATGAGCTTCTGGGGTGTTGCGCACGAGTGTGTGACGACGGCACGACGGTTGAGCTGTCTCCCGGAACGATTGCCGGCCAGATCGAAGCGCCGGAAACTGTGTTTCTTCTTTGGGTGGCCGCCTTCCGGGCGTCGTTCGATTTTTTCGACGGTGGAAAGTGGAGCGCTTTCCGCGACAAATTGAGTTCGACCTATCGGCAAGTCGCGTGAGCGGCACAGCCGAGTACCAGAATGTACCGCCGCTGATCGGACGTCTGGTCAGCAGCGGGCTGGCTTCTCTGGCCGAACTTCAGACTGTTTACTCGCTGGAAGATGCGATGCAGCTTGATGAAATCTTGAAGATTCGCACCTATCACGAGTGGCTTGCCACAAAGGAAAACGATGGCTAAGGAAACACTGAGCGAGCTTGTCATCGGTCTGTCGTTGGACACCGAAGATTTCCTGAAGGGCATTGAAGTCTCGCTCCAAAAAGTTCAGGAAATCGGCGAAAAAATCCGAGGCGCCCTTGGGGGCGCCGCCGGCGCCGTCAGCACCGAAACGGCTGCCGCCGCCTCGTCGGCAAACGCGGCCGGTGGTGCCGTCGCGATGCTGGGAAAGAAAGCGCAGGAGGCCGGGGACAGCGCTCATAAGAGCTTCAGCAAGCTACCGAAGGTTCTGATGGACATTCGCAGGCGCTTTCTCGGCATCGTGAGTTCGATTTCCGGCGCCGTGGCGGCCACGAAGCTCTTTGACAACTACGTCGGGCAAGGGAAAGGACTGAGCGACCTGAGCCGAAAAATCGGTATGAGCGTCGAGACGATCGACGCATGGAGCAAAGCCAATGAGGCTGCCGGCGGCACTGCCGAGGCCCTGCAGGAGTCGCTCGAATCGTTCTACCGAAAGACCGGCCGCCCGGCGACCGAGTTTCTGCGGCTTGGCGAAAAAATCGAAGGCATGAGCCGCTTGCAGGCTCAGCGCTTCCTTGAGGCGCAAGGGGTTGCGCTCAATGCAATTCCCGTTTTTCTCAACGGGCAGAAAGCGGCCGATGCGCTGGTGGCGAAGTACCGAAAAACCGCCTTCACCACACAAGACGCCAAGAACGCCCAGGCATTCAAGACGGCATGGCTTGATTTCAAGGTTGCGGCGCAGAACGTGGGAAACGTCTTCCTTCGGGCGCTCGTTCCGGGATTGACGAAGGTGATGAACGCCCTTTCTCAGGGCGTCGGCGTCATCCGAGAGAACGTCCGCTTTTTCACGCTCCTCGGCGGCGTAATGGCTGCCGCCTTTGCCCTGAAAACGATTAGGAGCGTCGTGACTATGACGGCGGCGCTCAAGGCCTTTGCCGCCTCTGTGTCTTTCGCTTTCAAACCCTTGGCCGTAGGCGCCGCGCTGATTACGGCCTTGGCTTTGGCGATTGACGACCTGCTCGTCTTTGTCAAGGGCGGTGACAGTGCGCTTGAGTCGTTCCTTAAGAAGATCGGCGTCCCTGCTGATGTCATTGAGGGACTTCGAAGCACTTTGGCTGACCTTCAGCAGGCGTTTTCAGACGCATGGGAAGCCGTGAAACCATTTGTCGGCGACCTTGTAGTGACGGCCTTCAAGGGCATTGCCTTTGTTGTAGGGAAAATTGCTTTGGCCATTGCCGCCGTTATTGCGGGGCTGGTCGGAATTGCCGTCGGAGTCAAAAAGGCGATTGACTGGTTTGGAGAGCTTGATGACAAGGCAAAGAAGTGGCTTGATGAGCTCAGCGCAGATTGCAGGGAGCTGGGGCAGGAGGTTGCTGACTGGTTTGCTTCAGTCCCCGATCGATTGATTGACGCCTTCTCAAGCGCTTACGACTCGCTTGCGGAAGTGTTTTCCGGTTGGTTTGACCTTTTCACCGACAAGGTGCTGGGCCCTATTAAGAACGCGTGGGCCGGCATCAAGTCTTTCTTTGGTTTTGGTGACAACGACTCAGGAAACGGCACCCCAGAAGCCACGGCTGAGCAAAAGACAATCGTCGTGGAGCGGGGGAGGAACGCGCCGCCGACGATAACCAGCTCGTCAAACCTCTACATGACCAACAACATTACGACGCAGGACAGCCCGGCAGCCATTGGCTCGTCTGTCGGTCGATTCGCCTACGCCGGCGCTCAGCGATCAAATAACGCGTTCTATCAATCGATGCGCGGCGTGCGCTTGAAGTGAGAAAGCATGTCAGTCCAAACACAAACCAAGTTTGATGCGTGGGGGCTTCTTGGGCCTGACGATGAAAAGATTTGCGACTATGAGGGTGTTTTGGAAGTCGTCAATAACTCGTCGTCGCAGGTTCTGACGGAGCCGATTGAAAACGGTCAGCTTGCCGCTTTCAACAAGGTTCAGCAACCTGAATCATTGTCGGTGACGCTTTCCATTGGTAGCGACCCGACGCGGCAGAGGACGGCAATTTCTCGTCTCAAACAGCTCAAGGCAGGAACGGGAGCCAACTTTCTCTGCAAGATGGTGACGCCTTCCGAGGTTTTCGAGAATCTTTCTCTTGAGAGCATTGGCCAGACGCGCACCACACAGTCGGGCGCCACGCTTTTGGTCGTGACGCTCAACTTTGTTCAGATCCGCGTCGTGCAGGTGACCTCTCAGCAACTTCAGTGGTCTCCAAAGAATCCGACGAGTGCCGATCCGGTGAACGCCGGACGCGTTCAGACGGAGCAAAGCACGCTGCAAAAGCTGCTCTCATAGGAATTGCACCATGAGCATCAGAACAATCCCGCTGAGCGCAATTCCTGCTCAGATCGTTTCGGCGGTTGTCAATGAGCAGGCTTTCCAAATTGAGATTCGTCAGCTTGGCGGCAGCCTTTTTTCAACAACGACGGTGGATGGAGAGCTTGTCGCATCATCAGTACGAGCCGTCAGTAGGGGAAGCATCACGCCATGGCCATCCTCTGCCGTGAACACAAGCGTCATTTGGGTGGACACACAGGGTGACGATGACCCTCAGTATGAGGGACTTGGAAGCCGTTGGATTTTGGCTTTTGAAGAGGCGGTGTCGTGAGCACGAGTTTCACTGAAAAGCAGTTGGTCGTGAGCATCACGCTGGACGGCGAAAAGATGAGCTTTCCCGGCTTTGCGACGACGGTTCACATTCAAAAGCAGGGGGCGCCGGAACTTCCGAAGGCGAGCATCCAACTGTTCGGCCTGTCGGAGGACAAGCTGGCGCAGCTGACGCTGCTCAGTTTTGATGGCCTCTCGCTGCGTCCGAATCGCGTTGAGGTAATGGCTGGCGACTCTACGGGCATGTCTCTCTGCTTTGAGGGTGAGATCACAAACTCGGCACCGGATTTCAATGCAGCACCGAGTCCGGTGCTCAACATCGAAGCGATCACGGCGGCCTACCCCAAACTTTTGCCGCAAAGTCCGGTGTCGGTCATGGGGAGTCAGTCGGTCGAGAGCCTGATGGAAACCTTTGCGGCTGACGCAGGACTGACTTTTCGAAACGAAGGAGTTTCGACGAGACTTTCAAACTGCACGATCAGTGGCGACCCGATCACAAAAATGCAGTGGGTTGCAGACACGATCGGAGCGGACCTCATCATTGATGACTCGGAAGTCGTTCTCGTACCGACTTCAGGAACGCGAGGGCAATTGCTGACGGTGACTGCGATCAACCCGGAAACAGGACAGATCGGCTACCCGTCGTTTGACAGCATGGGCATCAGATGCTCGTGCTTTTTCCGGCCGGACCTGATGGTTGCAGGATACTGCCGGATCGAAAGCAGTCTTCCGCGCGCGTCCGGCGTTTGGAAAATTTACAGCGTGACTCACGAGCTGGCCGCGAATCTTCCCGGGGGCGGTCCGTGGATGTCAACCATTGCAGGAATTTGGATGGAGAGCGCCTGATGGCAGAGCAAAACCAAAGAAAGATGACGGCCAGGGTCTCGGACCTTGCCTCGCAGTTCAACCAACAGGTATTTCTCATCAAACAGGTCTTGAAGCAGACCATTTCGACGGCTATTCCGGTGAGAGTGGACGCAGTGGAAAGAGGCGGCGAAGGCGGTGCGGCGCTGTATGTGGACGTTACGCCGATGGTTACGCAGACGGATGCCGAAGGTAATTCAATCCCGCCGGTAACGATTCCACACCTTCCTTATTTCCGGTACCAGCATGGGACCGCTGCGGTTATCTGTGATCCGAAAGTAGGCGATTTGGGGCTGGCCGTTTTTGCGCAGCAGGATTGTTCACGACTTACGGGCGATACTACACCCCAGGCGCCAGGAACTTTCCGATGCTTTGATATGTCCGATGGGTTTTATGTTGGCGGATTTTGGGGGCAGGTTCCGAAAACCTACATTCATCTTGAGGATGAAGGGACGATTCACGTAGTCGCGCCGAAGAGCTATCACCTTGAGAGTCCAAAGGTCATAGTTGACTGTGACACGGCGCAGGTCAATGCACAGACGTCGGTGACAGTTGTGACGCAGACCGCGACAGTTAATGCTTCGAGCTCGCTGACGGTTGACAGTCCTCAGAGCACCTTCACAGGAAACGTCGCGATCCAAAAGAATTTGACGGTCACAGGCCACATCTCCGGATCATCCGGGATGAGTATTTCGGGAGGCACTGGAGGCGCAACTGCAACCTTTCAGGGAACGATTCAAACAACGGACGATGTCGTTGCCGGAACGATCAGCTTGCAAAACCACGTGCACGGCGGCGTTCAGGGCGGCGATTCGAATACCGGTGCTCCGGTCTAGGAGGCTTCATGGCAACAATCAACAGCATCACGCCGGAACTGACTGCAGACTGGGATTTGCAACTCGGCTCGGATGGCAGTCTGAAGATGCTTTCCGGCACGGCGGGGATTGCTCAGAACGTGGCTTGTGCCTGCCGTTGCTTTCGCCGCGGGTGCTTTTTCTTTCAGGACTACGGCATCGACTGGTTCAGTGACGCGCTTGCGCAAAAATTTCAGCGGTCGCTCATTGCTTCTCGAGTAATGGAAAAGGCGTTGACGGTGCAAGGAGTCGAGTCAGTAAATTCAGTCAGCATCGCCGGACTTGATTCTGAAAGCAGGACTGTCACCGGCGAGGTCAAGATCACGACACAGGACGGAGAAAATGTCGCAGCTCAGCTTTAATTCGACCGGGATCACAGTTCCCCAGACGTCCGATATCCGAGCGGACATTGCTGCGAAGGTGCAGGCTGCCTTTAAGGCTGCCGGCGGGACAGCTGTCGCAAATGTCGATCCAGATCAGCCATTGGGTCAGCTCGTTGATATGCTGGTGGCAGAGATTGAGGCAAAGAATGCAGAGGTTTCGTTCCTCGCCAACTGCTTCAGCCTGGAACAGGCAAAGGGCTCCTTTCTTGACGCGCTGGTTTCTCTGTACTTCGTAGAGAGAAAGGTTAGCGAACCGACAATCGTACAATGCACGTGCACGGGACTGCAAGGAACGGTCATTCCTTTTGGCGCCGTCGTGCAGGACACGAACGGAAACAGGTACCGATGCCTTGTGACTGGAGCGACCATCGGAGAGACAGGGAACGCAACTGTAAACTTTTCGGCGATCGATCACGGACCTTTGGAGGTCCAGCCTGAAACTGTAACAAGGATCATTACGACGGTCCCGGGCTGGGACTCGGTGACAAATCCCGTAGCTGGTGTCACAGGCCGAGATGAGGAATCTGACGCAGTTCTGCGTGACCGCACGAAAGAGTCGGTTGCTCTCAACTCGCACGGGTCCGTCTCGTCGATCCTCGCGGCTGTGGCGCAGGTTGATGGCGTGATCGACGTCTCTGTGCTCGAAAACATCACAAATGAGCCGAAAACGCAGTACGGAATTGTGGTGCCTGGGCACAGCATTGCCGTCTGCGTCGCGGGCGGCGAAGGCGCCGACATTGCGCAGGCAATCTACGAGAAGAAGGACGCCGGTTGCGGCATGACGGGAACTACCGAGGTGACTTATACGCTGCCGTCCGGGGCCGAGTACACATACCCTATCACAATCCCGACGAACACAAATGTTTTTGTGAAAGTGACGCTTTTTACCAAGTCCATCGGAGAGAGCTTGCAGCAGGCGATTGCCAACGCGATCGTGTCTGATGCGGCGGGCGAAGGATCAAACCCGCGCGTCGGATTGGCTCAGACGCTTTACGGATCACGCTTCTGGAGCGTTGTTCTTGGTCAGACTAACATCCCCATACAATCGGTACAGGTTGCCTTGGGTTCTGCGTCCGGCTTTGCCGATTCGATCGTCATCAATGCAAACGTTGAGCCGGTGATCGTGGCAGAAAACGTTTCCTTTGCCTATGCGGAGAGCTGAGATGGCAACGCAGACTTGGCTTGACATTTTGAGTGTTGAGGATTTTGAAAAGATTGCAGACATTCCGAGCCTAACCAGCGCGGCCATTCAACCGCAATTCGCTCATGCAAAGGTGATCGGCGCATTAGGAACTTTGTTTCAAACAGAAGTTGACTCAACGCCACAGCTAGAGCTGGTCGAACAGGAAATCGCAAACCCCGCCTCTTGCAGCGGGGTTTTTCTTGACTGGATGGCCACAAGGGTGGGCGTTTCTCGTCAGGTCGAGCTTCCTTCGGGAACGTACTTTTTGGACGATGAAACCTTCCGGTTTCTCGTTTTCCTCAAGGCTCTATCGAACATCTCGGATGCGTCTGCAGACACGATGAATCGCATGATCGGACAGCTCGTCGGCGTGCAATTTCTTGTCATTGACAACCTCGACATGACGATCAGTCTTCGTTTCTTTGGGGCCTTGACCGAGCAGCAGCAATTTGTGCTTCAGTCCTACGGGCTTTTGAATCGCGGTGCCGGCGTCGGCTACGACATCATCACGAATTTCTCAACAGAAGTTTTTGGCTTTGCTGGTTCAGGGCTTCAACCATTCAATCAGGCGCCATTCTCCTATTTGACGGTCATCAAAAATGAGCAGTAACTATCCTCAGAACTTTTTATCTTCGGTGCTGGCAGCCGGCGGCGATTTCACCATACCGCCGGTGACTGCGGCCAGCGCTGGCAGTGGAAAATTTTCTCAGCAGAATGGCTTTCCTCCTGAAACGAGCAAGCCTCTGTCGCAGGGCGGTTTCCCGCCGGATAGACGCGACTTCAACGGCGTTCTCAACCTGCTGAGCCAGTTCATTGTTTGGTATCAGCAGGGCGGCCTGCTCAATTACTCGGCTCAGTTCGACTACGAAGTCGGTAACGAAATCTTGTTCAATGGCGTGAAATACCGCTGCTTACAGACGAACGGACCGGCGTCTTCTGCGGTCACGCCGGGCAGTAATCCATCGGTTTGGAAAAACATGGATTCAAACGTTCCGGTCGGCGCCGTTGTGCCGTTTTACAACGTGACGCTTGGCGGATCAGACGGCAGGCGCCCAATTTTCTGGGGCCATCAGGATGCCGACGAGGGCTGGGTGCTGTGCGACGGCGGTTCTGATGGGCAAGGCGGCACCGTTCCGAACCTCATCGGAAACTTCATTCGCGGATCGGATGTTAAAACCGCCGGGCAGACCGGAGGCAGCGCCACGCAGACGCTGACGGCGGATCAGCTTCCTGCGCACACCCACAGCATCACGATCAACACGGCGGGGAGTCACGCTCACACGAGAGGGTCGATGAATATTACCGGCTCTTTCCGAATCGGATCTTTCCCTCTGTATACAACGAAGCAAACGGGTGCTTTTTTTGGGTCAAATATAGGGCATGCAGATTTTCATGGTCAAGATACACATTCAAACGTCCCGGAGGATACAAGTTTTGATGCCTCAAGATCATGGTCTGGAACCACATCTTATTCTGGATCACACACGCACACGGCTACCTGCTCCTCAACAGGGAATGCGTCAGCCTCTGTAAACACGCTCCCTCCTTTCTTTCAGATGGCCTTTTTCGTCAAACTGTTGGAGCAATAAGTCAACTACCCCTGACTGAAGTCAGAGGCTTGGCAACAAGTCTTGGTTGACTAGCCTCAGTCCGTTTTCGGACGGACTCCGTTGGTTGGGAATCCGTTCCGTCG